CCCCCCCTGACTGTAAGCAAGCATCGGATTCAAACCAGCCGCCGCCATATCTTTAACCGTAGTTTGGTAACGAGTGGCAAATTGCTGCGCAGAAAAAGCATTGGCGATTGCAGCTTGTTCAGCTTGAGCGTCATTACGACGCTCACCACCAATAAAAGAAAACAAACCACCAGCAACAGCACTACCGAGACCATCAAACATGCCCATGGCATATCCTCAGAAATGGTCAATAAGACCAGGCACAGAATAAAGAGGCATCGGACGAGCAGTCTTCACATCAAAAAACGAATCAAACAAAAACTGCTGCCCATTAGCCGCCGAACCAACAGCCACAACACGTGAAACAGGAGGATTGTCCTGAATAAACGTGTTATTTAGAGTCGGCAAAGCCGTAAACTTTTGAGCAAGGTGCCAACCATCAATGGTACCCGCACTAGTCGACTTGAAAAGGCCAGATATTTGCGACGGCTTGTAACGATATTCCGCCCATCGCTCTTGATAACCAAACACATTATTATCTTGGGTCGCATCTCCGGTAACATAAATCTCCTTATTGTAAATCGGCTGCTCGCCCAGCATAGCAAACGCCGGAAAATAAAAGTCATATCTCGTAGAACGAGACCACATACGCGGCAAACCCTGCTGATAAGTAAGATCTGCACGTACAGACACCATACCAATCACCACACCATGCTCAGTAAAAGACTGAGTAAACCCATGGTTTTTCGCAAGCGCAGTACCAACCGCCGCAAGATTCGCTAGCGGCGTAGACTGACCAGATGCACCCGTACCCGACGTCTGAGCAATCGGATTAATAATGATTGGGGTACTACCGCCACCAAGATATTCAGGACGCTGTAGACGCGCATCTGGACTAATAACACCAAAGTGAGCGCGGACAATTTCCGTATACCGCGTACCACCACGCGCATCGCGCTCAAGCAGCTTCTGGATCTGAAAACTCTGCCGCAACTGATTAATAGTAGCGGCCGTAGCAGTAGACAAATCAGCATAAAGACCAGTTTGGTTACCAAACTTGACAGAGCTTGAAAAACCAGCACCAGGTACACTTAGAACGCTCGTAGACGCTCCAGTATTAATATCAACGTTCGTAGAACTACCAGCCGTCATCCGAATCGAAAGATTATTAGAAAGTACAGGCGCAGAAGTCCCAAGCGGAAGACTTACTGCTGAACCTTTCTGCGGCCACGGGAGCGCACTTGTAAAGTAATCGTGTCGCTTACCTCGACGAAGCAACGCGTAGTTAGTCGCGGCATTAGCATCCGGACCATCACCTTTGTCAACCACAACCGAATTTTGAAGATTTTCATCTCTAAACCACTCATTCCAAATCAAATTGTACGCACGCGTAAAAAACGCACAATGACTGACAGTATTACCTGCCGTCACCTGCCCAACAGTAGGCAGACCCATATAATCCTGCAAAGAACCAACAGAGTAACCTCCAGAAGGAGAAACCTGTTGAGGAACAACGTAAGAAGTCGAGTCTCCAGGGTTAACCTGTTCGCCCATAAACTTCTGCCAATTATTCCAAATTAAACGATTAGGAACAAAGAAAAAGAAGCTATCCAAATAAAGATTATCCATCGTCGGGAATAGCGGCGTAGCCATCCGAGCAAACGCAGTCATCTTCAGATTAAACGTATCACCAGGAAGAACCTCGTCCACATACACCGGAACTAGATAACCAGAGTCAAACGTCGTCTTATGACCAAACTGACGATCAAACGACGCACGCGGGATCTCCGCTTGAGGGATCATCGCAAAACGGTGCGGATCCACTGACTGATTACGATGCATCATCACTGAAAACTCCTCTTCAACATAGATTTACGAGCAAGTGCAATTTGCTCTTTTACAGACAAGCGAGCATCACTTTGCTCGCCCAACAACTTCTGAGAATAACCATCCAGTTCACGCTGAGCGACTATCTCAGAAAACGCACCAGGATCTTCTTTTTCAAAAAGACGATCATAGTACTTCGGAGGCTTAGTTTTTACACCATTGATCACAACATAATCTCTGGGAAAAACATCAGACCTATACTTTTCAAGCCAACGTTTACCAATACCTGGCTTTAAAGACATGTGATTAAATTCAGGAACCCTATCGATAATTTCACCATCATCAGTGATAACACGATAATGATCCTTAGCCAAATCACCAGTTACTTTTTGAACGCAATAACGTGCTATATACGCAGCGGATTCAAAAGTAACAGCACCAATGCTAGAAAGGCCTAACGGCCATAACGATTCCAACAACTTGGACGTATAAATCGATTGACCCGAACCAGTCTTCTTGTAGTAAACCTTATCAGGAAAATCGTATCCAAATAAACACGCGTGGAAATGCGGACGCATCTGCTCCTCGCCATATTCACCCCCCACATAAAATCGAACATTAGCTTTAGTCCGTTTTCTTAAGCGTTTCATAAACTTCTGAAAATCGGAGTAATCTAAAGATCCACCTCTGGGAAGGTTGGAATCTGAGTAGGTAAGCGTAACAAAGGCATTACTTTGATGTAAGGACGCCTCATGTAAGCAACGCATCGCCCACTGGCGGGACCGTTCAAGACGGCACCCAACACACTGACCGCAAGCCAGCTCGAGCGAGTCGACAACACCACGCTTAGACCTACTAACAAACCGCACAGACCCATCCGACATCCGCACAGCGGGCATAGGATGGAAACACGGCATTAGAGTCGCCAACCCCCACGCATGGGGTTCGAACGCACGTTGGCCGCAGCAACAGTGCGAGTATCACGACCAAAAGACTTGGCAGATTTGTACTTGTTCACAGCACGACGAGAGACAGGTTTCATAAAATTCTCCTTGGCGGTTTGAGAAAGACACCCCCTAGCGGAGGTGTCACCTAGACCAGTTACATCAAGTGGATACCTGGTCTAGGGCGGACTATAACGCTAGCTCATGCGTCGCGCAAGTCCTTAGCCCGAGCAACTAGACGTGGCTCGGCAACAGAAATGACTCCAGTGGAGTCATCGAAGGACCCAATCTCGTAAAGCTCAAAATCATCAGGATGCTTGGCCATATCCTCATTTGAGTCTTTACGATTCACTTCGTCCCGGAAAGAACGAACGGCAACAGCCGTAGTGGGCACAAAAACCGGACGGCCAAAAGCTTGGGCCGCCGTGTCCTTAACAGAAACAATGACTTGGATCAAAATAACTCCTTTTAGTTAACAACACAAAATTGCGGCTACGACGCCGCGCCTTCATCGGGAGTACCCGACGAAGGTACAACAGGAACCAGCCTCAGCAAACCTAAACGCTCTGCTTCAGCTCGATTCCCATCATCCTCCAAGAACTCCATAAACCGCTGAGGGTCGTTTTGAAAACGAGCCCTCACATCAGCCGGAACCCTCAAAAACTCTTCCTGAGCCTGCCTAATCAAATTCATAGCAGTATGAAAATCCGGCACACCAGTAAAATCACCAGACCTAGGCATTGCAACTTGATCAGGCAATTGCCCAGTAAGACCGAAACGTCGAACAATCGTATTTATGTTCGACTCTTCCTCTGCAGACTGAATCGCAAGCGACTCATCTTCGCAACTCAAACCAGACTCATCACTTGCCGCGTCACGGTCATAATTATATGCCGTGCGCAAAAATGGAACGTTCATCATTTTCTCCTAATCTCACGTAAAACATCCAAAACAATCTTGCCCTCTTTAGCGTACCTGCCAAGATTCGACAAATCAGTGGCAGCTTTAACGTCAAAATTAAGCAAATCGCCTTCGAGCATCGTCTTAACAGCAAGCCATTTCAACTGATCAGTAGCAGCCTTGGTGTTTTGAGTACGCTCGACCAATAACTTGTACTCCTGGGCAAGATTCTTCACCAATGCATCCAAACGCTCGCCCTCTTTTGGAATATTCTTAATTTCCTCAAGAATCTTCTTAGATTGAACCTCTAAATATCCAATCTGAGTACGAGCCTGATCAGCACTAGCGCCAGCAAGAACTTCTTGAGCGCCTTTCAACAACGTGTCTGCACGAATATTGGCGGCCATAGCCTCCTTATTCTCCGTATCAGCTTTAACGTTGTCTACCTGCGCGTTCTGCAACGCATTCTGCGAAGCAGTAGCCCTAACTCGGTTAAAAGTCTCCACCGCGGGCGTAACCGTATCCGACATCTGAGCTTGCTGACCAGAAGGGGGGGTCCCCCCCCCCTGACTGTAAGCAAGCATCGGATTCAAACCAGCCGCCGCCATATCTTTAACCGTAGTTTGGTAACGAGTGGCAAATTGCTGCGCAGAAAAAGCATTGGCGATTGCAGCTTGTTCAGC